CACCCCCACCCCCTATCGAATTACACCTGACCGTCTCGCAGAAACTTTTTAAAAACACCCCCCGGGTAGGATTCCTAACCTCCCCTTGCACAAAGATATATTTTTCTGTTACATTTAGAACAACTGTCGAAGGAGCCTTCGCTGACATGGAACAAATAGTGCCGAATATTGAGGAGAACATTCCTCTGCCACAGAACGCTAAAGAGGCGTTCCCGGAGCTGTCGCCTGCTGAAGAACTGCAGATGCGAGCCAATGTCATCAAGTTAATGTCAGACTTGACTGGCCAAGAACTATCCCCAACCAAAGAAAACGCTAATCAAGCCACAGAACTAGCTCGTCAGATGGCGTCTAATCCTGCTCACAGACCCGAGTTTGCCAAATACCCCAACGAAACATTAGCGTTTCTTGCAGGAATGGTCGCGCAGATGAACGTCTCTATCGTGGACGAGCTATCTGACTTGAAGTTGTACGTGGTAAATAAACTTGTTGCCGAGGTAGAGAACGCAAAAGACCCCAAAGTAAGGGTTGCTGCACTATCTAAACTAGGTGAAGTAGATGGCGTAGACGCGTTTAAGAAACGCTCTGAAATTACACACAAAATTATGACTGCCGAAGAGGTCGAAAAAGAACTTTTAGAAACCTTACAAAGTTTAGAGAGTAAGGTTATTGACGTAGAAGCACGTGAAGTAATAAAGAACGATGCAAAAACTGACGCCTGAAGCAATTTTTAAGTTGCGACAAGCCTTGCCAGCTATGCCTGACAAGCAGAAAAGACGCACGCTTGAGCTGCTAAAGAAGTACGACGCTAACATGACCCAGGATATGGGTAAGGAGAGCTTTCTTGACTTCATTCAACACGTCTATCCCGGATATAAAGTGGGACCCCACCACCTTAAACTTATTCAAATCTTTGAAGATATTGCTGCTGGTAAGAAAAAACGCGTCATTGTTAACATTGCTCCACGACACGGTAAGTCTGAGCTCATATCCTATCTTGCACCAGCGTGGTTCTTGGGTAAGTATCCGCATAAGAAAATTATCATGGGCTCTCACACGGCGGATCTGGCTGTTAACTTTGGCCGTCGTGTGCGTAACCTCGTTGGATCAGAAGCTTATAAGGGAATATTTCCTCAAGTTGAACTACAGAGCGATTCAAAATCCGCTTCTCGCTGGGGTACAAACTTTAATGGTGAGTATTTTGCTATTGGTGTCGGGGGCGCTCTTGCTGGTCGTGGTGCTGACCTGTTCATTATTGATGATCCCCACTCAGAACAAGAAGCTAAAACAGGTAGGGCAGATGTTTTCTTACCTGCTTGGGAATGGTTCCAGTCTGGCCCTTTGCAGCGTCTTATGCCGGGAGGCGCTATTATCATTGTGATGACTCGTTGGTCCAAATTGGACCTGACGGGCATGATTGTTCAGCAAACTGAACGAAATGAAGACGTAGATCCGTGGGAAGTAATTGAATTTCCTGCTATTAAGGACGATGGACAGGCACTTTGGCCAGAATTTTGGGATATTGAAGAGCTTTTATCTAAAAAAGCGGCTTTGGACGTTCGTTATTGGAATGCACAGTACATGCAGCAGCCCACTTCTGAAGAAGGGGCGCTAATTAAGAGAGAATGGTGGAAAATTTGGGAGAAAGATGACCCTCCCGAGTGCGAATTTATCATTATGTCTCTTGATGCCGCACAAGAAGCTAACAATAGAGCTGATTACAACGCGCTGACGACATGGGGTGTGTTTTATAACGAGGAAACACAGAATTTTGCCATCATCTTGCTTAATGCAATCAAGAAAAGGATGGAGTACCCAGAGCTTAAGAAGCTGGTACTTGAGGAGTACAAGGAGTGGCAGCCTGATGCGTTCATGGTGGAGAAGAAATCTAACGGATCGGCGCTGTATCAAGAGTTTAGGCGCATGGGCGTGCCCGTAGGGGAGTTTACTCCGGGCAAAGGACAGGACAAAATAGCGCGTGTGAACGCGGTGTCTGATTTATTTGCGTCTGGCATTGTGTTTGCACCAGACCACCGGTGGGCTAAGGAAGTAATAGAAGAGTGCAACGACTTCCCTGCTGGCACAAACGACGACTTGGTGGACTCCACAACGCTTGCGCTGTTAAGATTCCGGCAGGGTGGGTTTTTACGACTTCCGACGGACGAGCCGGAAGATAATTTTTTAAAACAGTATCGCAAGAAAGCTGCGTACTACTAAGGATAGATCATGGCGACAAATATAGATAAAGCTTTGTATGAGGCTCCTCAAGGACTTGATCAGTTGGGGGCGGCAGAAGAACCAATTGAGATTGAGATTGAAGACCCTGAGTCAGTACGTATCAAGACAGGGGATATAGAGATTGAGATTGAGCCAGAAGAGGGCGATGATGAGTTTAGTAAAAACTTAGCTGAAGAGATCCCTGATGATGTTCTTGCCGCACTTGCTAGCGAGTTGATTGGCGATTATGAGTCTGATGTATCTGCCCGTAAAGATTGGGTGCAGACTTACGTTGATGGCCTAGAACTATTAGGTTTGAAGATTGAAGAAAGATCAGAGCCTTGGCCCGGTGCTTGCGGCGTGTACCACCCACTGCTGACTGAAGCGGTTGTGAAGTTTCAAGCTGAAACGATGATGGAGACATTCCCTGCGTCTGGTCCTGTCAAGACTAAGATCATCGGCAAAGAAACTCCAGATAAAAAAGACGCAGCGGAGCGAGTTCAAGAAGACATGAACTATCAGCTTACTGACGTGATGAAAGAGTACCGTCCTGAGCACGAGCGCATGCTCTGGGGCTTGGGCCTTGCTGGTAACGCGTTCAAGAAGGTGTACTACGATCCATCACTTGGTCGTCAAGTATCTATGTATGCGCCAGCAGAAGATGTGGTCGTGCCTTACGGTGCTTCAAGTCTCGCTGATGCAGAACGTATTACGCATGTCATGCGTAAAAACAAGAACGATCTTAAGCGACTACAGCATGAGGGTTTCTACCGTGATATTGATCTGGGTGAGCCTACCCAGACAATGGACGAAGTTGAAAAGCGTATTGCAGAGAAGATGGGCTTTCGTGCAACGCAAGATGATCGATTTAAACTCTTGGAGATGCAGGTCAACTTAGACCTTGAAGGCTATGAGCATAAAGACGAAGATACAGGCAAAGAGACGGGGATTGCGCTCCCATACATCGTCACGATTGAGAAGGGTACAACGAACATCCTTGCGATCCGCCGCAACTGGGAACCAGACGACGAACTCTGCCAAAAGCGCACGCATTTCGTCCACTACGGTTACATTCCCGGGTTTGGTTTTTATAATTTTGGCCTTGTCCATCTTATTGGTTCTTTTGCTAAATCTGGTACTTCTATTCTTCGTCAGTTGGTGGACGCTGGAACTCTATCTAATCTACCCGGCGGATTTAAGACTCGAGGACTACGTACCAAAGGCGACGATACCCCAATCTCCCCGGGCGAGTTCCGTGATGTAGATGTTCCTAGCGGCACGATGCGTGACAACATCATGCCCTTGCCATACAAGGAGCCATCACAAGTCTTAGCGGCGTTGCTCAATCAGATCATTGATGAGGGTCGCAAGTTTGCTGGCGCTGTTGAGCTGCAGACATCGGACATGAGTGCTCAAGCACCTGTGGGCACTACACTGGCTATTCTCGAGCGTCAACTCAAGACAATGTCAGCTGTTCAGTCACGCATCCACTACTCGATGAAGCAAGAGTTTAAGCTCTTAAAAATAATCATCCGTGACTACACACCACCAACGTACAGCTACGAGCCAGAAGAAGGTGGGCGTCGTGCGAAGCAGTCTGACTACGACATGGTTGACATCATCCCAGTGAGTGATCCCAACGCTGCGACGATGGCGCAGAAAGTTGTCCAGTATCAGGCGGCTCTCCAGTTGGCTCAGACTGCGCCGCAGCTGTATGACTTGCCACTTTTGCATCGTCAGATGTTAGATGTGTTGGGTATCAAGAATTACCAGAAACTTGTGCCAATTCATGACGACATGAAGCCGCGTGACCCTGTTACAGAGAATCAGAACTTGCTCAATAACAAGCCTGTTAAAGCGTTCATCTATCAGGACCATAACGCGCACATTACTGTCCATATGGCAGCGGCGCAAGATCCGCATATACAGAAGTTGTTAGCTCAAAGCCCGCAAATGGCGCAGTCTATTTCGGCGGCGCTATCAGCACACGTTGCTGAGCACTTGGGCATGGAGATGCGTAAACAGATCGAGCAGTCAATGGGCCAGACGTTACCGCCGTACAACGAAGATTTGGACGAAGCCGATATGTCTCCAGAGATGGAGGTTCAGGTGTCTCAGATGGCCGCGCAAGCAGCGCAGCAAATCGTGCAACAGCATCAACAAGAAGCCCAGCAACAGAAGAACCAGCAGATGCAGCAAGACCCGCTCATTCAGTTGCAACAGCAAGAACTCCAGATCAAAGCGCAAGAGCAGCAACGCAAATCAGCTAAAGATCAGGCCGACGTCATGCTCAAGCAAGCTCAACTACAGATTGAGCGTGAACGTATCAATGCGCAGCAGGAGACTGAAGGAGCCAAGCTTGCAATCAGAGCGCAAGCTGATAAACAGCAGCGTGATCACGCACATGAGCAGGCAGGTTTCACAACAGGTATGGACTTACAGAAACACCAGATGATGCTGGCTAACCAAGAGCGTGTTGCGCGCATGCAGGCAGAGAGTAGGTCTAAACAACCTAAGAAAGGTGACTGATGTACCAAACTAAACAGGCGCTGGACCTTTTGATTCAGCAAATTGATGCAAGCATCAAACAAATCGAGGAAGACTTAGGAGCCAAATCTGCTAAGTCTTACGAGGAGTACTGCAATAAATGTGGGGTCATCACAGGTCTACTCACAGCTCGCAGAAATATTACAGACCTGACAAAAAACATGGAGGATTCGGATGAGTGATTTACCTGCGCTGGACTTGAGTAAGGTTGTTGATTTATCAGCGCTGATGCACAAAAAAACGGAAGAGAAAGCAAAACAACTACCAAAGCCGACAGGCTATCGCATTCTTTGCGCAATCCCAGAAGCGGAGAAGCAGTTTGAAGAGAGCGAAGCTGGCTTGATAAAAGCAGACGAAACCATGCGCAACGAAGAGACCCTCACAACGGTCTTGTTTGTTGTTGAGCTTGGTCCAGACTGTTACAAAGATACAACAAAGTTCCCAACGGGACCTTGGTGTAAACAAGGCGACTTTATTTTGGTCCGGCCCTACGCTGGCTCACGATTGGTCATCCACGGTAGAGAGTTCCGCATCATCAACGACGATACTGTAGAAGGTATTGTTGACGATCCACGCGGCATAAAACGCAAATAAGGAGCGCACATGCCTAGATTTAGCGATAGCTATAAATTTCCCGACGAGCAAGAAAATAAGGGTAAACCCGAAGATACCCTAGATATTTCCGTTGAGGGTGATGACGTAGATATTAATATCGACGTAAAAGACGATACTCCCCCCGAAGATCGGTTTGTAGAACCTCTTCCCGAGGCCATTAAAGAAGACTTAGAGAAGGCTGATGACTCTGAAGACTACTCTCATAACGTAAAGCTTAAATTTAAGCAGTACAAGAAGGCTTGGCACGACGAGCGTAGAGAGAAAGAGGCTGCAATACGTGAGCAACAAGAGTCTTTAGCCGTTGCCCAACGTATTCTTGACGAGAACCGTAAGCTTAAAAGCGTTCTAGAATCAGGCGAAAAAGAGCTTATTTCTACATATCAGAATTCTGCTGAGATGGAAGTCGATAAAGCCAGCCGTAACTATAAAGAAGCCTACGACTCGGGTGATTCCGATAAGTTACTTGAAGCTCAGCAGGAGATGATCCGTGCGCAGCTTAAGCTCGATAAAGCAAAAAATTTCAAACCTACTGTACAAAACGAAGAAAATGATGTACAAATCACGCCACAGAGGACTCAAAACCCTCAGATGGACCCAAAAGTTGCGTCATGGGTATCAAAAAACCCATGGTTCGTTGACCAGAATAAACGATCTATGCGCAGATATGCTGAAGGTGTCCACGAGGACTTAGAGTCTAGATATGGTCGAGGCTTCATTGGTACAGATGAGTACTATGCAGCGATAGATAAAGAAGTTCAGCGCCGGTTCCCAGAAGAATTTGGCACTACTTACAACGAAGAGGAAGATAAACCTCAACGTACAAAACCAAGCACGGTGGTCGCACCAGCTAAAAGGAGTACTGCTCCTAAAAAAGTAGTTCTTTCTAAGACGCAGGTGGGCTTGGCAAAGAAATTTGGATTAACCAACGAGCAATATGCTCGTGAACTCATGAAATTGGAGGCCTAAATGGCTGAAAGCAGATTACAACGCGAGATTACAAATAGAACTACCCAAGAGCGCCCCAAGCAGTGGCAGCAGGCGGAACTTCTACCGGAGCCAGATAAGACTCCGGGCTACGCGTACAGATGGATTCGGGTTTCTACTTTGGACAAGGCTGATCCTCGTAACCTCTCCGCCAAATTGCGCGAAGGTTGGGAGGTAGTTAATGTCGAAGAGCAACCTAAATTTCAACTGCTAGTTGATCCCAATAGCCGTTTTAAAGACAGCATTGAGATTGGCGGATTGTTACTTTGCAAGACTCCTTCTGAGTTTGTTGATCAGCGAACAAAACACTTTGCTGATATGACGCAAGCACAGGCGGATGCTGTAGATAACAATTTAATGCGTCAAAGCGATGCGCGGATGCCACTCTTTAATGAGCGAAAATCTTCGACTAGCTTTGGTAAAGGTACTTAATTTTTAGGAGTCTTAAATGGCATACCCTACAGTCTCGGCCCCTTACGGTCTAAAGCCTGTAAACCTAATAGGTGGACAGGTATTTGCGGGCGCAACCCGCCAAATGGAAATCGCAAGTGGTTACGCCACCAGCATTTTCTACGGTGACTTGGTAAAACGTGTTGCTGATGGAACTATCGAAAAGGACGCTGGCACAACAACCGCCACTCCTTGTGGTGTGTTCTTGGGCGTAAGTTTTACTAACAGTTCAACAGGTCAAGTTCAACAACAGCAATTTTATCCAGCAAGTCAGTCTATTAAGTCTGGCACAAAGATTTTTGCAGTTGTTGCGGATGATCCTGATACGCTGTTCCAAGTAGTTTCTTGTTCTGCAACCACAACCGTGGCCGGAATGGGCATTTCTGCTATTGGTAATAACATTGCTTTGATTCAGAACGCTGGTTCAACTACTACTGGTAATTCAGCAGTAGCAATTGATGAAGGCACTCAAGCTACTACCAATACGTTGCCTATCCGCATCATTGATGTGGTTCGTGAGACAGCAACAGGCTCTGATACATTTGTTGAGTTTATCGTCAAGATCAACGCAACTATGCATCAGTACAACAATTCTACTGGCATATAAGGAGCGTAAATCATGGCTATTTCACGCGCACAACTATTGAAAGAGCTGCTCCCAGGCTTGAACGCATTGTTCGGTTTAGAGTATGCACGTTACGGCGAAGAGCACAAAGAGATCTACGAAACAGAGACCTCTGAGCGTTCATTCGAAGAAGAGACGAAACTGTCTGGTTTCTCTGCTGCACCTGTTAAGAACGAGGGCTCTGCCATCGCTTATGACAATGCACAAGAAGCATGGACTGCTCGTTACAACCACGAAACCATTGCTTTGGGCTTTAGCTTGACTGAAGAAGCTATTGAAGATAACTTGTATGACTCACTGTCTGCTCGTTACACCAAAGGTCTGGCTCGTGCTATGGCTTACACCAAGCAAGTTAAAGCTGCTGCTGTTCTAAACAACGGCTTCTCAGCTGGCGTTTATGCCGGTGGTGACGGTGTTGCTCTGTTCTCTACAGCGCACCCCTTGATCTCTGGTGGTGTAAACAGCAACACTCCATCTACCGCTGCTGATTTGAATGAAACATCGTTGGAAAACGCCGTTATTCAGATTGCTGGCTGGACAGATGAGCGTGGTTTGCTGATTGCTTCTAAGCCTAACAAATTGGTTGTTCCATCTGCATTACAGTTCACGGCAACTCGCTTGCTTGAGACTGAACTCCGCGTTAGCACTGCTGACAACGACATCAATGCATTGAAAAACAACGGTTCAATCCCCGGTGGTTATTGCATTAACCACTTCTTGACCGATACCAATGCTTGGTTCTTGACTACAGATGTACCTAACGGTATGAAGCATTTCATTCGTACACCGCTGTCTAACAGCATGGACGGTGACTTTGATACCGGTAACGTGCGTTATAAATCACGCGAGCGCTATTCTTTTGGCTTCTCAGACCCTCTGGGTATGTTTGGCTCACCAGGCGCTTAATATTTCTTAGGAAATATTTGGAAGGGGGCCTTGCGCCCCCTTTTCTTTTGTTGTATATTGACTCCATTCCGGGCTTATCCGGTGTTCTGACAGTCCCGGCTGACGACATGCAGACAGAACACCACAACTTGCATGTAAGGAAAAATCATGGCACGCACTACGTTTCAAGGCCCAGTTCGTTCATTGGGCGGCATCTATCAACAAGGCCCAGCGTCTGTTGTTGAAATCACAACAAGCACCACATTAAGCCCTGAAGCTCATGGCGGTCGTATTATTTCTGTTGGTGGTTCTTTAGCCGCCGCACTGACATTGACATTGCCTGCAATCAACGTTTCAACTAACTCCGTTACATCTGGCCCCGGTCAAGACCCCAATACACTGAACAACGAAGGCGTTGTTTACACGATCTGGGTTCCTACTACCATCTCTACAAGTTCGTTGAAGATTGGCACAACTTCTGGCTCTAGTGATTTGTATGTTGGCGCTGTAATCTCTATTGACTCAGATACATCTGGCGCTGTGGTTGCCTTCTCTGCTAACGGTTCTTCCAATGATTTCATCAACTTGAACGGTACAACTACCGGCGGTGTTGCTGGCACATGGATTCAAATTGTGGCAATTGCTGCTGACAAGTACATGGTGAGTGGGAATGTTATTGGTTCCGGCACTGTTGCTACACCATTCGCAGATTCCTAATCAACCCAAGGGGCTTCGGCCCCGTTTTTAAAGGAGATTGATTATGATGCAAACAGACGTACTAGCGGCTCACAGAGAAACTACAGGCACAGTGGTGTCGGGACGTAATAGGCTTAAAGGTCTAATTGTCACGCCCGGCGGTACTGCGGGAGACATTATTCTTAGAGATGGCGGTGCTTCTGGCACAACTCGTCTTCAGTTTAATTTGTCTACCAATCAATCCGCGTTTTCTTTTACAGTGCCAGGTGAGGGAGTGTTGTATCTAACTGATATACACGTAACCTTACCTGCATCTTCAAAGATCACGGTGTTCTATGGCTAAGTCCCCCGCATGGCAGAGAAAAGAAGGCAAGTCCGAGAAGGGCGGCTTGAATGCCAAAGGCCGAGCCTCTGCCAAAGCGCAAGGCATGAACTTGAAACCTCCCCAGCCGGAAGGCGGCTCACGGCGCGACTCTTTCTGTGCAAGGATGAGTGGGATGAAAAAGAAGCTGACAAGCGAGAAGACGGCAAAAGATCCGGATTCACGTATAAACAAAGCTCTTAGAGCTTGGAATTGTTAACATGACACAACCCGACACAGCTAAAGCAGTCGCAGATGGTGCAGCAGTTTTAACAACTGTTGGTGTTATGTCTACGTGGCTTCCTCCTTTGGCTTCGCTATTCACGATCATCTACCTTGGGCTTCGTATTTGGGAGTCTGATACTGTTCGTGGAATGACTAAACGTAAGAAGGCTGAAAATGCCATCGACGAGTAAAAAACAACACAATTTCATGGCTGCGGTGGCTAACAACCCATCGTTTGCTAAGAAAGCAGGCGTCCCGCAGTCCGTGGGTAAAGAGTTCAACGATGCCGATAAAGGCAAAACTTTTAAAAGAGGTGGTGATATGGCTTCAAGTATGGGTAAACCCGTGATGAAAAAAGGTATGAGCATGGCTAAAGACGGCATGAAGCGTCCTACACCTATGGCTGATACAGCTATGGGTGGCATGGGTATGAAAAAAGGTGGCATGCCTATGAAGATGAAAGACGGCAAAAAAGTGCCTATTTTCATGGCTAAAGGTGGCGGCATTGAGTCTAAGGGTAAAACCAAAGGCAAAATGATCACTATGAAAAATGGTGGCAAGTGCTAAATGGCTGAATATAATGCCGGCGCAGGGCGGGGCAAACAGGGCGGCCCCACAGCCAAAGAACTAGATGACTACGAGCGTAAACAAAACGCTGGTATTTACACTGCTGATAAAGGCAAGCCTCCACAGGATAAAGACGGCGGTTCTGCTCCTATGAAGAAATTAGCCAAAGGTGGTTCAGTTTCGTCTCGTGCTGACGGTATCGCTCAGCGTGGTAAAACTCGCGGCACTATTTGCTAAGGACTAAATCATGATGGCATCCCGTGGTATGGGCGACATAAGCGCATCTAAGATGCCCGGTGGGAAGAAGAAAGCTCGTCGGGATGACACTGATTTTACCCAGTATAAAGAGGGTGGTAAAGTAAATGCTGCTGGCAATTACACAAAGCCTAGTCTTCGTAAGAGGATTGTGTCTCAAGTAAAGTCCGCAGCAACGCAAGGTACTGGCGCAGGTCAGTGGTCAGCACGTAAAGCTCAGCTAGTTGCCAAGAAGTACAAGGCGGCTGGTGGGGGTTACCGAGATTGAAAGCGCCTCAAAAATCATTGAAGGATTGGGGCGACCAAAAATGGAGAACCAAAAGTGGTAAAAAATCTTCTGACACTGGTGAAAGATACCTTCCAAGCGCTGCGATCAAAAGTCTTAGCTCTGCTGAGTACGCTGCGACAACGCGTGCAAAACGTGCTGGCAAAAAAGCCGGACAACAATTCGTAAAGCAACCTAAAACGATTGCAAAGAAAACAGCAGGATTTAGATAATGGCCTCCACCTCAGGAACCTCCGCATTTAACCTAGACTTCAACGATATCGTTGAGGAAGCGTATGAGCGGGCGGGTCTTGAGGTTCGTACTGGCTATGAGTTTCGTACCGCACGCCGGTCCTTCAACATGTTGACGATTGAATGGGCTAACCGTGGCATCAATCTATGGACTATTGAGCAAGGCCAATTTGTAATGAATACCGGGCAAGGCGTCTATGCCCTGCCTAGCGACACGATTGATTTGCTGGATCAAGTGATCCGCACACAGGCTACTACGCCCAACCAGATTGATATCAACATCAGCCGTATTTCAGAGTCAACGTACTCAACGCTGCCAAACAAACTAGCTCAAGGCCGTCCTATTCAGATGTGGACTAATCGCCAGTCAAATCAGAGTTATTTGTCTGCTGCAACAGTAGCGGCAACGGTGGCGTCAACAGACACAACTATTACACTGAGTACAACTAATGGTTTACCCGCAACAGGATTCGTCACAATTGATTCAGAAACAATCTACTACGCTAACGTCAGCGGCAATCAATTACTTAATTGTTATCGTGGCCAGTACAACGGCAGCGTTACTACAACTGCCGCTAGTCATGCAATTAGCGCAACCGTAACAGTTAATAATCTCACGTCTGTCAATGTGTGGCCCACTCCTAACGCCCCCGGCGATCAATACGTATTTGTTTATTGGCGCATGCGGCGCATGCAAGACGCTGGTAACGGCGTTAACGTGCAGGATATCCCATTCCGGCTGATTCCATGCGTAGTGGCTGGTCTAGCCTATTATGTCGGTTCTAAGCGCCCTGACGTGCCTATGGATCGTATTGCGATGCTTAAAGCGGCCTATGAAGAACAATGGACACTAGCGTCACAGGAAGACCGCGAAAAGGCTCCTGACCGTTATGTTCCAAGACAGTCGTTCTACAGGTGATGTATGTCTAGTAGATACGCTTCAGGTAAATATTCAATTGCCCAGTGTGACCGCTGCGACGAGCGGTTTATGCTGAAGGACCTGAAAAAAGAAGTTATCAAGACCCGTTTATTTAATTTGAAAGTGTGTCCTGAGTGTTGGGATCCTGATCAGCCTCAGCTACAGTTGGGTATGTACCCAGTGGATGACCCACAAGCTGTACGAGAGCCACGTCCTGATGTAAGCTATACACAGTCTGGGACTAACGGCCTGCAGATTCTATTAACTAATAGCGTTGCGCCGGATGGGTTTGGGTATCCAGGCCAAGGTAGTAGAGATATTCAATGGGGGTGGAACCCTGTTGGTGGGGCAAGTAGTTTTGATTCGGTTTTAACTCCAAATTATTTGGCGTTGAACGTAGAAGTTGGTACAGTAACCATATCGACAATTTAGGAGCTTAATATGGACAAGAAAGATTTGGCGCAGGACAAAAAAATGATGTCTGGCATGGTGCATAAGCACGAAAAAGGCATGCATCAAGGTATGAAACCAACAAAGTTTGCCAAGGGTGGCAAGACTAACGCTAACATGAAGACTATGGGTCGTGGTTTAGCTAAAGTAGCTAATCAAAAAAGAGGTGGTTAATATGGCTACGTTTAGTAAAAAAGTAATGGGCAAAGAAGTTGGTGATGCATCAGTTTATGCAACTCCACACACTATGACGGGCAAGCCTATTAAAGCTGCTTCTAATTCCCGTCCTGACCGAAGCGATGCGTCTACAGTCAATATGTCTGTTGCGGGCATTAACCGCAGGTCAGCACCAGAAGCTAAAACAACTGGTATCGTTACCCGTGGTAACGGAGCGGCGACCAAAGGTACTATAGCCAGGGGCCCAATGGCCTGATACAGACATGAACTATACCGAGTTGACAGATGCCATCTGCGATTACACGCAGAACTTCGATACTGACTTTGTTAACAACATTCCGGTGTTTGTTGAACAGGCGGAGCAGCGCATCTACAATTCGGTGCAGTTCCCGTTTTTGCGGCGTAACGTTACGGGTGTAGCGTCCGTTGCAAACAAGTACTTGGCGTGCCCATCAGATTTCTTGGCCGTGTATTCGATGGCTGTAATTGATGCAACCGGCAACTACGAGTATTTGCTGAACAAAGACGTAAACTTTATTCGTCAAGCGTACCCAAATCCAACTAGTTTGGCGATTCCAAAGTACTACGCACTGTTCGGTCCTTCGTTTTTTAATTCAGACGAGTTAACGTTTATTTTAGGCCCTACACCTGATGCGCAATACTCTATTGAGTTGCATTACTTCTATTACCCTGAGTCAATTGTTACAGCGCTCACTTCATGGCTTGGCGACAACTTTGATACTGTACTTCTGTATGGCTCGTTAGTTGAGGCGTACACATTTATGAAGGGTGAGACTGACATGCTAGCTTTGTATGATGGTAAGTATAAAGAAGCACTTGCATTGGCTAAACGTCTGGGTGATGGTATGGAACGTCAGGATGCTTATCGTTCTGGTCAGTATCGACAGGCGGTGACTTGATATGGCTATTGCTCAAACAGCAACCACAAGCTTTAAAGTTGAGCTGCTTCAGGCGGTTCACAACTTTGGTCCAACATCGCCTAACACTTTTAAAATTGCTTTGTATACGGCAGCGGCCAATATTGGCCCGTCTACAACTGAATATACAGCAGGCAATGAGATAGTTGGTACAGGGTATACAGCTGGGGGTAACACGTTGGTTATCTCTACAAGCCCAACTTCAGACGCCAACACGACGGGCGTTACCACTGCCTATATCAGCTTTGCTAACACGTCATGGACAAACGCAACATTTACATGTCGTGGTGCTTTAATTTATAACGCAACACAAAGCAACAAGTCAGTAGCAGTTCTGGACTTTGGTTCAGATAAAGTTGTTAGCAATAACACCTTTCAAATAGTTTTTCCAACAGCCAATGCCACCAGTGCAATTGTGCGTATTAATTAAACAGGAGCTTTTATGTCTATTTTTGATAACAGCCACGCCGAAGACAAATTTTTTAGCGCTGTGAGCAGCACAAACAAGTCCGATACCTGCGTCAAAGCGGGCGGTGTGTTTACCGTTCAGTGTCGTGACAAAGACGGCCTTCTGAAGTGGGAAACCAGCAAACACAACCTCGTGGTCAACGTTGGCCTCAAGGACATGAACGACAAGTACTTCACCGGCAGCGCCTATACGGCTGCTTGGTACATTGGTTTGTATGGCTCGGGTGCTACAAACACTCCCGCTGCTGGCGACACAATGGCTTCTCACGCTGGATGGACTGAGGTTGTGGCTTACAGCCAAGCAACTCGCCCAGTGGCTACTTTTGCAGCGGCGTCTACCGCCGACCCTTCTGTCATTACAAACTCAGCATCTCCTGCGGTGTACAGCATTAACGGCACTACTACAGTTGGCGGTGCGTTCTTAACCACTGACAATACCAAGAGCGGTACAACGGGCACATTGTTCTCTGCAGCAGACTTTGCTGCTCCCGGTGATCGCTCGGTGGTGTCTGGTGATACTCTGACCGTTACATATTCATTCAGCCTCGATGCTGCGTAAGGAGCCGACATGGCAACCGCATTTAAAAAAGGTGATGTAGTCAAAGTAAATCAAACCGTGCCGCAAGGCCCGGTACTTTCGCTACGTATGGATGACGAAGGTCAGGTGTTTTATCTGATCGAGTGGGTAGACAGTAACGGCGGCACGCAACAGCGTTGGTTTGCAGAAGATGACTTAATCGGAGTTTAATATGGCGCTTGTTCTTGCTGATCGTGTTCGGGAAACGTCTATAACTACCGGCACGGGGTCAGTGGTGCTGGCGGGAGCGTACCCGAGTTTCCAAAGTTTCTTGGTAGCCATTGGCAACGGCAACACTACGTATTACGCAATTTCTAACTTGTCATTAGGCGAGTGGGAAGTCGGTGTTGGCACGTACACATCAAGCGGCAATACGCTTAGCCGAAATACAGTGCTGTCCTCCAGTAACTCAGGCAGTCTGGTCAACTTTTCAGCGGGTTCTAAAGATGTTATTTGTACCCAGCCAGCAGAGCGTGCGGTGTACTTGGACTCGGCCACAAACGCCACGATACCTAACATCACCACGGGCGCATTGACGGCTTCTTCTGATTCAAGCTTCACATCGACAGGCGCGTTAATCATCAGCAAGGGAACGACTGGACAGCGACCAACACCAGCAAGCGGCATGCTTCGGTTTAACACCACCAGCACCGAGTTTGAAGGCTATAACGGCACTGCATGGGCTTCTGTGGGCGGCGCTGCGCTGAGCAACGATACAAGTACGGCGACTGATGTTTTCCCGCTGTTTGCCAACGCAACAACCGGTACGGCCTCCACGTTGTTCACATCGAACGCTAAGTTCTTATACAAGCCTTCTACTGGTGAATTACAGGCTTCAGAGTTGGTGGCTTCAAATGGTATTGTTGTTAATAGTCAAACGGTGTCTGCAAGCTACACAATAGCTGCGGGTCAAAGCGCCATGTCTTCTGGGCCAGTCACCTTGAGTGGCGGTGTCGTAGTTACTGTTTCCGGCGGTTCACGCTGGGTAGTGTTATAAAGGATTCGACATGAGCTTAGTATTACTTGGATCAACAAGCGGTAGCGTCACGCTACAAGAGCCAGCCGTTGCATGGAGCACAGTTATTGATCTTCCTGCCACATCAGGTACGATGGCGCTAACCTCTGGCTCTACTGCGTTTACCAACCTAACAGTCACCAACGGTGCTTCTATCCAAGGCTTAACAGTAGGCCGTGGTGGTGGTGCTGTGGCTACCAATACTGCGGTGGGTGCTAGTGCTCTGCCAAATAACACCACAGGGAACCAAGGCGTTTTTGTAGGTAGTGGTGCTGGTACGTCAAACACAACGGGTATTAACAACATTGGGGTTGGTTTTCGTGCTTTGTATTCTGGTACAACAACAGGAGGTCAGAATGTGGGCGTTGGCTCTTATGCACTTTATGGAGTGACTACTGGTTCTTACAACTCTGGTTTTGGGCAAGAAGCATTACAAAGCAACACAACGGGTTCTAACAACGTAGCCGTTGGAGCAAATGCTCTTAATGCCAACACTACAGCATCTAACAGCACTGCTGTTGGTTATCAGGCGGGGTATAGCAATACAACAGGCGGTCTAAACACATTTATTGGAACACAAGCGGGTTATTCAAGTAACTACACAGGCGGGAATTCAGTCAATGTTTGTATTGGTTATCAGTCTGGTTACAACTTGACAACTGGAACTTTTAATACTTTTATTGGCAATGGTTCAACTTATCCATCTGGACAGTTAGTTACCACTGGTAGTAAGAACGTAATCATTGGTGGTTTTGGCGGTAACAACGGTGGCCTAGACATTCGCACAGCAAGCAACAAAATCGTGCTGTCTGATGGGGATGGAAATCCTGCTGTGTATATTGACAATCCAAATGCAAATACTGCTGTTTTTGCTAACTCAGCAACTGGAAACAGATATGCTATTTTTGGAATGAGCATAAATAGCACATACAAAGCGCAAATGTATTGGGATAACACCAATCTTGCAACATATATCCAATCTGGTGGAACTGGTGGCGTCTATCTTGGTGTTAACGGAAATGCTTGGGTATCTGTTTCCGATGAAAGGTTGAAAGAAAACCTTGTTGCTATTGAAAACGGATTGTCTAAAGTATGTTCATTGCGTTCTGTAACTGGCAATTTTATTGATGACGAATCTAAGAAATCAAAATCATTCTTAATTGCACAAGATGTACAAGCTGTGCTTCCAGAAGCTGTGTCAACATCAACGCAAAAAGATAGCGATACAGAATATCTTGGTGTTGCATATTCTGATGTTATCCCGCTTCTTGTAGCCGCAATCAAAGAACTCAAAGCAGAATTTGACGCTTACAAAGCATCTCACCCATAAGGACTAATATGACTGAACTAACACTTGAACAACAAATTGCCAAGCACTACTCTGCTTGCTTAGATAGCGTGGCTCTCATCAATGCTGGCAAACCAGAAGACATGACTGCTGAAGAATGGGCAGACTGCTTGGCTCGTAACAAAGAGCATCTAGTTTTAATGTTGGCTAAAGACTTCTGGACAACTGAAGATTTAACACCGCTACAACAAGCAATAGGAACTTAACATGGCAAGCATAATCAACGCCGCAACATCAGGTGGGCTAATCACCACTGCCGACACATCGGGCATATTGCAACTGCAAACGGCAGGGACTACTGCGGTGACTGTGGATGCTTCACAGAATGTGGGTATTGGCACAACAAGTCCTACAAACAGAGTTTCCATTGTTACGGCAAGTGGCTCAGATGGAATCGTATCTGTAAAAAGCCCATTAACTGAAACTGCGGGTGTTGTTATTGATGGTGGCACAAGTTCTAACAAAGGTGCTGTTCTTAAGTTTTCAAAAGATGCCACAGTAAAGTGGCAAATGGGAACAGATAGCGCAATCATTGGAAGTACATCTGATAATTTCCATTTGTATGGAGGTGGTGCAAACGCAATACTGTTTAGCACCAATGCGGCAGAACGAGCCAGAATAGACTCAAGCGGTAACTTGCTGGTGGGTTTAACAAGCGTATTTAACGGGACAAATTGCCCACTTCAAGTTTCTAATAGTGCGGCAAATCAAGTGTCGGCATTGAGAAATACAAATGCTAACCCGTTTGGAATCTATGTTAACTATTCAGCCGCTACTCCAAATAGCGCCCAAAATGAATTTTTATATTGTAATGATTCTTCTACGCTAAGAATGTCTGTTCGGTCTAATGGTGGTATTGCAAACTACAGCGCAAACGATGTCAACTTGTCTGACCGCAGAGAGAAAATAAACTTTGCCCCTGCTACTTCTTACCTTGACAAGATTTGTGCAATCCCTGTTCAAACATTCAATTACATTGACCAAAACCTTGAAGAAGATGGCGGCCTGACTCTGGGTGTGGTGGCACAAGATGTTCAAGCGGTTGCACCTGAAATGGTGATGGAAAGCAATTGGGGAACTGAAGATGAGCCAAAGATGCGTCTATCAATCTACCAGACAGATTTGCAATATGCGCTGATGAAGTGCATCCAAGAACAACAAGCCCTAATAACCCAACTACAGGCTGATGTAGCCGCCCTTAAAGGAGCACAAGCATGAGTTTAATTCTTGACGGAACAAACGGCCTATCAGATATTGATGGTTCTGCCGCAACCCCTGCTATTAGAGGCACTGATGCAAATACAGGCATCTTCTTCCCTGCGGCTGACACTATTGCTTTCAGTGAGGGCGGTACTGAAGTAGCGCGGTTTAATGCTGATTCTCAATTTGTTGCCGCTGCTGGTACAGCTGCATTGCCAGTTTTTACAACTACCGGCGATGTCAACACAGGCATCTTTTTTCCTGCGGCTGACACGATTGCTTTCAGTGAGGGTGGTGTGGAGTCTGTTCGCATTGACTCGTCTAGCAATTTAAGCATGACGGGTGGCGGGACTATCAATACTCCTAATACCTTTGGCTTCAAGAACCGCATCATCAACGGCGCGATGGTGATTGACCAGAGGAACGCTGGGTCGGCAGTGACAATGACTAACCCCGGTACGTTTGATACTGACCGCTGGTATTGCACAAATGCATCTGACGGAGTAATGACAGCACAACAGGTATCTGATGCTCCTGCTGGGTTTATAAACTCACTGAAATGTACAACTACAACGGCAGATGCTACTCTTGGAACATCACAACGTGCACTTGTTGCTCAATATATTGAAGGGCTTAACACTGCTGATTTAGCATGGGGTACTGCAAGCGCGGCAACTATAACAATTTCATTTTGGGTAAAATCTAGTCTGACAGGAACATTTGGTGGCTCTCTTCGTAATAATGCTGCAGACCGAAGTTACCCATTTACTTACGCAATTAACGCAGCAAGCACTTGGGAACAAAAGTCCGTAATCATTACTGGCGATACAACAGGAACATGGCTAACAACAAATGGCACGGGTATTGGTGTCCACTTTGGACTAGGTGTTGCAACCAACTTGTCTGGAACTGCTGGCGCTTGGGCTGCGGCAAACAACTTATCCGCAACTGGTGCTGTATCTGTCTTAGGTACTCTTAGCGCAACTTGGCAAGTTACAGGCGTACAGCTTGAAAAGGGCACTCAAGCTACATCATTTGACTATCGTCCTTATGGTACTGAGTTGGCTTTGTGTTACCGATACTTTCAAAAGTTTTTAGGAACTTCTGCTTACGAGGCTTTGCCTAGTTATGTAATTGCATCTAGCACCACTGCACTTGAAGGGTTCTTGTCATACAAACAAACAATGCGTGTCGCTCCTTCACTTGCTGTATCCACTATTTGTGTGTTAGATGGTGTTAGTGTTTTTTCGTTGTCTGGAGCAAGCGTGGTTAATGGTGGAGTTGACTCAATGCGTATTGCATACAGCGGAGCAACAGGGCTTACTCAATTTAGGTCTTATTACGTCACCGCAAATAACTCAACTTCTGCATTTTTAACGCTTTCTTCGGAGTTATAAATGATTACTTATAAATTGATAAATAACTTTGGCGGTATACCAAGTGCGGTGAACCGCAACGATGGACTAAGCATACCCTTCGACCCCGCCAACACCGACTACATTGCTTATTTAGCTTGGCTTGCTGAAGGCAACACGCCTGAACCCGCAGATGAGGTAACACCATGAGTTTAATTCTTGATGGCAATTAAAGTAAACTAGAAGTTGCAAGTTGATTTGAATGTTCGGTACGGTCACCTTTGCCCAAGCCCCCTTTGCTACTGCTGAAGGCGGGGCGATCTACGCCAGCGAAGTCCTTGAATCTGCGCAAGGGTCGGACGTAATTAATGCATTTGCCAGCTTCACCGCGCAGGTAGCCGATAGTGGCGTGGTTGCAGATGCCCCAACCTCAGCGCCTGTATTTACATCCAGTGTTTTTGAAACAGCCACAGCTCTTGATGCGCTAAACACAACGCTGGTCTTTACTGCCGACTTGAGCGACACGGCAACGGCGGCGGATGTAGCGCTAGCGCAGGCAACATTCCCTGCATCTTTTTCAGACACTGCCCTTGCTGACGCTATATTCTCATCCCTGCCCAACTACGCGGTGTCTGTGTCTGAGACTGCTACAGGGGATGCGACCGGATCAGCCGTTGCCAACTTTGCGCCTCTTGTCTCCGAAGGTGGCCAAGCGTCTGATAACGTAGTGGCTGCGTTTGCATTTAATAGTTTTATCGATGAGAGTGCCGCTGGCACACCGCTTGAGGTAGCAGCACTTAGTTTGCCCGCTTCCATTTCAGAGTCTGCATCAGCATCTGCGGCGGAGGTAGCCGTGGTTAATTTCTTTGCGGCAATTGCCGAGGCAGCGGCCTTACAGGACACTCCGTTTACAACCGCCCAATTTTTTGCAGCTGTGCAGGAAAGCGCACTTGCTCAAGATGTCGTAACCCGTCGTTTGCTTTGGGAACAGATTGATGACGCCTCAAGCGTGGTATGGACAGACATCCTTAAAGGAATCACAATTGACGACTATGCGGTGTTCGCTGGTTTTAGCTTTGGTTCACTACCATTTGCTGGACAACTAGAGGAAACATACAATCCAGATGCAGCTTTGTGGAATCAAATTGATGATACACAAACCCCAAATTGGCAAGAAATTGTTGCATAAACCTGCGAAAATACCCTAAACGTAAGGACACACATGGCAAGCACCTACTCCCCCTCGCTACGGATTGAACTGATTGGCGCTGGCGAACAAGCCGGTACGTGGAACACCACAACCAACAGCAACCTTGGCACGATCATTGAGTCGGCTATTGCTGGGTACGTGGTGGTGTCCGTCACCTCAGCCAACCAAGCTTTCACTGCATTGGACGGTGCGCCTGACCAAGCGCGAAATGCCGTCATTGCGCTGACTACCACGACCACCGCAGCTTTTGCCGTCTACGCTCCTCCGCAGGAGAAGACCTACGTTATCTACAACACCACTGCCTATACAGCAACGATCTACAACTCCACTGTGCTGGGTAACACCACCGCTGCGGGTGCAGGCATCGCTGTCCCAGCAGGTAAGAAGCTGGTTGTTTTTAGTGACGCAACGAATTTCTACACCATCGAAGCGGCTAACCTGACCGGAGTTCTCGCAGTTGTCAATGGTGGCACAGGCGTAACTACTTCTACCGGCACGGGCAATACGGTTTTAAGTGCCAGCCCCACGTTTACTGGGACGCCAACACTGCCAACGGGCACGATTGCGACAACTCAGACTTTTGGCAATAGTTCAACTTTGCTTGCAACCACGGCGTTTGTGCAGGCAGCGCTTCAAGCACTGCATCCTGTTGGCTCTATTTATACCGCTACCGTATCAACAAATCCGAATACACTTTTTGGATTTGGTACGTGGACAGCCTTTGGCGCGGGTCGTGTATTGATTGGTAATGGTGGAGGTTTTTCTGCTGGTGCTATTGGTGGTTCTGCTGACGCTATTGTTGTTAGCCACTCACATACTGCCACATCATCTGTTACCGACCCCGGCCACAATCACGATGAACTTCATTACCAAACAAACGGATCTGGTGATGGCCCCGGCCCCGGAGCAAGCTGCTGCGGGGGCTCTATTATTGATTCAGGCATAGATACTGGTTCAAGAACTACTGATATTACTGTTAGCACCTCAATCTCTACAGCTGGATCATCTGGCACTAATGCCAACCTTCAACCGTATGTCGTTGTTTATATGTGGACACGTACAGCATGAACTATTCTAGAGAGCCTTACAAACCTGAAGACGATCTTCCAGAGGTTCGCAATGCAGAGCCTACCGAGGATATTGTGGCTATGAGAAGGGCTACTTGCGATGCTTGTGAACATAAAGTCGCTGGTGGTGTCTTGTGTGGCAAATGTGGTTGTGTTATTTTTCTTAAAACCAAGTGGAAAAGCCAAGAGTGTCCAGTTGGTAAATGGGAAAAAGGTTAGCGTTTAGATAAATGAAATGGCTGTTGATGCTCTTTTTGGTGTTTTTACCGGGAGCAGCCAGCCAAGACAGGAAGACTGAATACCGCTGTGTGCGGTGGGCGTGGACGGGTGATGTTTATAACCGCAAAGTTGTTTGCCTACAGTGGGAAAAGGTTGTACGGAAATGATTGATCCGATCACGGCGCTAGAAGGATTGCAAACTGCAATCAGTGTCGTTAAAAAAGCTAGTAAAGTCGCTAGTGATCTGGCAGGTCTAACGCCGTCAATTGCCAAGCTTTTTGATGCAAAGAGCACCGCTACCAAGGCCATGCTTCACGCCAAACGTACAGGTGGTAAGTCTAACCTTGGTGCGGCCCTGCAAATTGAGATGGCTTTGGATGAAGCTAAACGATTTGAAGAGCAGTTAAAGATGCTTTTTATGCAAGCTGGGCGCATAGACGTATGGAATGCAACCAAGGCCCGTCAAGCTGAAATGGACAGGGATGATGCCAAAGAAATGGCGGCCTTACACGCTGAAGAGAAAAAGCGCAAAGAAGCCGAAGCCGAACAGATGCAGTGGGCAGTTGCTATTGTTATTATTGTGATGTTTATTGGTGCTATTGGTTGGGGTATTAATGAAGTCTCTGATCTGTGTGCTAGATCAAGGTGTGGGCGGTGAATGAGTACCAAAAGCAATTTGACCTTTTCCTTAAAGTCTTTGTGCGGTTGTGCATTGCTTGGTGGGTACTTGGGTTTCTCCAGTTCCTGCCTGATAACTTGTCGGACAAGATTGTAAACAAACTACTTAGAATGATTGGACTAGGATGAGTGACGAAAAGCCAGCAGACATACTAAGCAAGGTGCTGTCCTATGTGGATAGCCCGTTCAAGCTGTTCGCGCTGATACTCATGGCGGTGTTTGCGTTCTCTGGGTACTTTGTTTGGCAGAACCAAGAACTGCTGATGGGTGCGTACAAAGAGTCTAAGAAGATGCCAAGCATTGTCGAGGACAGGGTAGAAGATGCTGCTGCTCACTTATTTAAAACCACCAACGCTACCATTGTTGCTGTGTTTAAAGTAAACCCCATGTTTGGAACCAGAGTGTTGTACCGCGCTTACACCAAAGAAGGTCGAGACAAAACCAACGATGGGCTTGATGTAGGTTTGTTTACCCAAAACGCAGCCAACAATGCAGATGTGGTTAAGCTGATGGCTAGTGAGATACCTTGCGGGGAATACAAGTCAGCGCAATCTGAAATGGGTTTGTGGTACATAGCCAAGGGGGTTGCCTACACTTGCAGAATTAGCATTCCACCAGACCCAAACCGATTTGTTGGCCAAATTACTGTGGGGTGGGATAATGAACCCACCGACATTCAGGTAACAAAAACCATGATGGAAATAGCGGCAACCATGCTTTCAAGGAGCAAACAATGATTGGACTAGATGCACTTTTAAATGTCGGTGGCAAGCTTATAGACAAGCTAATCCCTGACCCAGAAGCCAAAGCCAAAGCGCAACTAGAGTTGACTAAGCTGGCGCAGGATGGTGAGCTGGCAAAGATGGCAAATGATACGAAGCTGTTTGAGGTAGAACAAGAAAACATCTCAGACCGCTGGAAAGCTGACATGGGGTCAGACTCTTGGCTGTCTAAAAATATTCGCCCTATGGCCCTTATAGCAATCTTTGTGGCCTATTTTGTCTTCACCATGATGTCGGCATTCGGATATAACGCACAAGAATCCTACGTTCAGCTTCTAGGTCAGTGGGGGCAGATTATTTTCTTGGCTTATTTTGGTGGTCGCACTGTTGAGAAACTTGCAGATATGCGGAGTAAAAAATGAACTTGACTGAACACTTTACGCTTGATGAGCTTACATCCTCAGAAGCCGCAGAACGTAACGGATGGGACAACACCCCAAATGAAACCGAACTTGCAAACCTCAAACGTCTTGCCGCCTTCCTTGAGGAGGTCAAAACTGCCTTGGGCGGAAGACCAGTCATGGTTAACTCAGCTTTTCGCAGTAAGCAAGTCAACGATGCTGTGGGTTCTAAAGATACTAGTCAGCATCGCATTGGTTGTGCTGTGGACATCCGAGTACCTCAACTGACGCCAGACGAAGTAGTCAAAACCATCATTGCTTCGGGTTTGCCTTACGACCAAGTAATCCGTGAGTTTGACCGTTGGACACATGTAAGCATTCCAAATGAACCGTCTCGCGCCCCCAGAAAGCAAGCGTTGATTATCGACAAAACCGGTACACGGCTGTATGCTTGATATACGCCCAAATTGATGGGAAAATAAGCCATGCCATTACAAAAACTTCAACTTCGTCCCGGTGTAAATCGAGAGTCAACTACGCTCGCTAATGAAGGTACGTACTTTGAGATGGATAAAGTTCGTTTTCGTTCGGGTTACCCTGAGAAACTTGGCGGTTGGGTTGCCGACACTGGCACAACCACTTCTACGCTAACACCACCTGCGGGCTCGTTCTGGGGCGTCTGCCGATCACTGTGGAACTGGGTTACGTTGTCTAGCTACAACTTGCTGGGTCTTGGCACAAACCTCAAGTTTTATATCCAAAACGGTAGCGGCGGTGCTCTCTACGACATTACTCCTATACGTAGCACCACATCTGCTGGGGATGTAACTTTTGCGGCTACCAATGGCTCAACCACCCTAACAGTTACTGACTCCGCGCACGGAGCGCAGGCTGGGGACTTTGTAACGTACAGTGGCGCAGTCAGTCTTGGCGGGGTTATTACCGCTACTATCCTTAATGCAGAGTTTCAAGTAGTGGCCGTCACCAGCAATAACGTGTACACCATTACCTCAAGCGTAGCGGCAAATGCTTCTGATGTGGGCAATGGCGGCGCATCCACCGTCGGCACATATCAGATTACAACCGGCTCGGATGTTTTTACAACCAGTGTGGGCTGGGGAGCTAGTGGTTGGGGTGGTATTACGACAGGCTACACATCTACAGGTTGGGGTTCTCCCGCGCCCGCTGGTGTGGGTTTTGGTACACAGCTTCGCCTTTGGAGTCAATCTAATTTTGGTGAAGATTTAATTTTTAACCCTCGTGGCGGCGGGCTGTACTACTGGGAAGTAAACGCTAATCCAAACATTTTTGACCGAGGCACGCTGCTTACTGCCGGGGATACCCCAGACATTTGCAATTTTGTTATGGTGTCGGACGCTTCACGGTTTGTAATCTGCTTTGGCGTAAACGACTACGGCTCTGCCGTACAGAACCCTATGCTGATACGCTGGTCAGACCAAGAAGACTACACACAGTGGACACCGGCTGTTACTAACCAAGCAGGCAGCTACACGCTTAGCCACGGCTCCGCCGTCATTACTGCTTTGCAGGCTCGGCAAGAGATTTTGGTCTGGACAGACTCTGCAATTTATTCTATGCAGTACCTTGGCCCCCCGTATGTATGGGGTTTTCAGCTGCTCGCGGATAATCTGTCAATTGTTGGCCCTAACGCACCGGCTGCGGCTAACAACGTCGTTTACTGGATGGGCGTAGACAAGTTTTATATGTACTCTGGACGGGTAGAAACCCTATACTGCCCTCTTCGTCAGTATATTTACGGCAACATTAATTTGTCTCAGTCGTTTCAGTTTTTTGCTGGTACTAACGAGGGATACAACGAAATCTGGTGGTACTACTGCTCAGCTGGCTCAACGACAATTGACAGCTATGTGGTATACAACTACCTAGAGAAAATCTGGTTTTACGGGACTTTAGCTCGCTCTGCGTGGTTGGATAGTCCTTTGCGTGTTCAGCCTATGGCAACCACTTACGGTAATCAACTTGTATACCACGAGAGCGGTGTGGACGACGGCACAACTAACCCACCTTCGCCTATTAGTTCATACATCCAGTCTGCTGACTTTAATATTGGCGACGGGCACAACTACGGGTTTGTCTGGAGGATGGTTCCAGATATTACGTTTGACGGTTCATACGTCAATAACCCGTCGGTGACCTTTACTATGAGGCCACGGCAGAACCCCGGCTCAAACTACAGCACTGCAGCAAACCCTGCAGTAACAAGTACGCAGAACTATCAGGGGCAGCGAAACTACGCAGTGCAGCAGTTCACGGAGATTATCTACACGCGAGTCCGTGGTAGGCAGATGGCGTTTAAAGTTAGTTCTGACGGGCTTGGCGTGCAGTGGCAGCTTGGCGTGCCGTCCATTGACGTGCGACCAGACGGAAGAAGGTAAGCATGAGCAACCCGCTAATTCGTGCTCCGCGTCTAGCTGATCCTACGCCGGAATATAACCAGCAGTACATGGAGGCGTTACTTAGCTCTATACGCCTGTATTTTAATCAGCTGGACAATCCCGGTTCTGTGTTGGCCTCCACACAGAATATAAACAATGTAATTACTACCGCGCTTAGCTTTAGCCAGCCAGACCCTGTAACTCCCGGTTCTTTGCGTATCAGTTTGCCAACACAAGTAGACCAAGCAGCGGGCAGGCTCAAGACCGGAGACGTTTACTACGACACTACAACATTTGTGTTAAAGGTAGCCCCATGATACGATTTGTCAACTTACAAATAGGTCACGCATGAACATTGATGTTGTTAGGGAAAACCCTGCGTATAAACAAATTGAACTTGACTACGTTGAGTTTGTCGAGGTAGACGACATCTGGGTCCGCTCATACACGATTCCAAAGTCTAAGACTGTTTTAGCTCAACATGTTCATGCTCATCCTCATGTGACGTTGATATCGCATGGCGCTGTGGAAGCTTGGCAAGATGGCGAGACTATGGGGCGTTTCGACGCCCCTGCTGTTATTACTATACCTGCGGGCAAGAAGCACGCATTCATGGCGCTGACAGATGATGTGGTGCTGTGCTGTTTACATAACCTTCGCGGCACGGGTCTAGAGTCGCCGGAAATTAAGGAGTTTTGATATGCCAATTTTTGCCATCTTTGCCGCTGCTGCTCCTGAGATGCTTGCTATAGAAGCTGCTGCAGTCACAGCCGCTGAAATTGCCGCTGCCGAAGCCGCTGCCGTTGCCGCTGCCGAAGCTGCCGCTGCCACTGCCGCCCAACAAGCTGCCGCTACTACCGCCGCCGAAGCCGCAGCTACTACTGCCGCTCAACAAGCTGCCACAACCGCTGCCCAACAAGGCGCTCAAGCTGGTATTATGGAAATTGGTGGCACTGCTGCAAACACACCTCTTACATCAGAAGCAGTTAACGCCGCTGCCCAACAAGCTAATGCGGGAATTCAGGGACTTCCTCAAGGGTTTGACCAACAACTCCAGAATATACAGAACATGGGCCAAGGACCCTCAGTTCAAGTTGCCTCGACAAACCCAGCCGCTGGACTTGAGAGCCTTCAAAATCAGCAGCCTGTTTTTCAATCGGGTCAAAACTTACCTTCAGCTGTGACTTCTCCTGTAACTGATGGTGGTATTACGTCTGCTCCTCAGACAGTAAGCCGTAGCTTAACAGTTCCTCCTCCCCCTGCTCCAAATACACTTCCTATGGGTATTGATATGCCCGGCACTTATATGCCGCCATCTAATGCTCTATATACACCCCCTCCTACTACATATACAGCTACCCCTCCTTCAGCGCTTGAGTCTGGGTTTGATAAAGCCTTAAAGTTTGCTGAAAAAAATCCCTTCACTGCAACAACACTTGCATATACAGGCGCTAATATGTTAGGGCTTATGGACCCTTCTGGCGAGACGTTTGGTAAAGAATCTTATGACGGTCCACTATCTAAATATCGTCTATCCGATAATTTCCAAGCAGGTAGTGCTAGCCCTGAAGACTTTCAATATACGCCTAGGCGCTATGCTATGGGTGGCATTATGAATACGGCTCCTGTACAAGCCATGTCTGATCAAAACAATTCGTTAGGATATCAGCAGGCTATGACTGCTACAGGTGGGCAAGTATCTAACTTTGCTAAAGGTGGTAGCCTTTCTGAGTCTATTGATAGCTATCAAAAGATGTTATCTGGTAAGCCGCAAGCGGCTCCCGCAAGGTCTGCTGACGTAGGTATTTATTACGACCAAGATCCTGATACCCGCTATCAAGACGCGCTGACCGCTGCTCAGATTCGTCAAGCCAAAGTTAACCAGCGTGCTTACGTCTCTCCCCCTGCCGCTAAGCGTCCTACACCGATGGGGCAGTTGCAGATGGCTTCGGTCAAACCTAAAAAACGAGGTGAAGATGTTGAAGCCGCGCAAGGCGGTATTATGCATTCAAGTTTAGGCGGTTATGCTGCTGGCGGAAACCCACGACTGCTCAAGGGCCCCGGTGACGGTATGTCGGACAACATTCCTGCAACTATTAACGGACGCCAACCTGCTCGACTTGCAGATGGCGAGTTTGTAATCCCCGCTGATGTGGTGTCACATTTGGGCAATGGTTCTACAGAGGCTGGCGCTAAACAACTTCATGCCATGATGAACAAAGTACGCAAGGCGCGTACTGGCAACTCTAAACAAGGCAAGAATATCAGACCTCAAAAATACATGCCTAAATGATCGAAGTATCTATGGTTCCAAAACAGTATGTTGATACATGCTGGCAAGAAGTAGAACCTTACTTAGAGAAGGCGGCGCGTTATACACATGGACGTTATACAGTTGGCGATATCTATACCTCAATTGTTGACTATGACTATGAGTTGTGGGTCGCGTTTGATAACGGTAGAATTAAAGGTGCTGTAGTTACAAATTTTGCGGTCTACCCGCAACGTAAACTGTTGTGCATGGCGTTTTGCGGTGGGGTTGATTTAAAAAATTGGAAAGACTTTATGCTTGCTCTATTAAGGCGTTACGCTAGAGACACGGGGTGTGATGGCATAGAGGCAACAGCTCGGCGCGGTTGGGCTAAAGTTTTTCAAAATGACGGATTTAAAAACAACTGGGTAACATTTGAGTTACCAATTGAAGGAGCAAATCATGGGTAAAGGCGGCGGCGGACCAACTCAGACTACATCGACTGTTCAGAACACAAACGTCCCTGAGTACGCAAGGCCGTATGTTGAGACCATGCTGGGCGCGACCCAGGAACAGTTATTTCAAGGTTCGCGTGGCCCAAGCACAACAGACCCAAGTACAGGCGAAACTGTACAAGGTAATTTTAATATTACCGGTTTTAAGCCATATCAAGCGTACGGCGGTACGTACGATTCTCAAGGCAAACAAACATCTTACGACCCCGGAAAAGCTATTTCTGGTTTTCAACCCATGCAAGAGGCTGCTCAGCGCGGTATTGCAGGTATGCAAGTGCCAGGTCAATTTAGACAGGGAATGGATATTACCGGCGCGGGTGTTCGTGGCGCGTTTGGTACTGCTGGACAAGCTGCTATGGCCGGTCAACAATATGCCCAGCAGGCTACTAATCCTTATGCTACTCAAGCATACATGTCACCATACATGCAGAATGTAGTGGACGTCCAGAACCGCGAAGCGATGCGCAATGCTCAAATTGCAGGTACGCAGCAGCAAGGAGAAGTAACAAGAGCTGGAGCATTTGGTGGTAGCCGCGATGCAATTATGCGCGCTGAACGTGAGCGTAATCTTTCTACGTTGATGAATCAGAACCAAGCGCAAGGTCTACAGAGCGCGTATCAACAAGCTCAGCAAGCTCAACAGTTTGGAGCTAACCTTGGACTCCAAGGTCTTCAAGGCGCACAGCAAGGTTATAACGCTGCGATGCAAGGCGGACAACAATTAGCGGGTCTTGGACAACAGCAGCTTGCGACGCAGCAAGGTATCTACAACCTGCAGAATCAGTTTGGTGCTCAGCAGCAAGCGCTGGAACAGCAGAAGATCAATCAGGCTATGCAGGACTATGCCAATGCACAGCAGTACCCGCTTATGCAGTTGGGCACAATGTCCAACATGCTTCGTGGGCTGCCAATGCAGGCGTCTTCAACCCAACAGTATCAAGCTGCGCCTAACCAACTGTCTCAAGCAATTGGCACAATTGGTTCCGGTGCATCTATATATAACGCGTTTAATCCTTCTGGCCGACCACCCGGTCAAGCTGCTGGCGGTGAAGTTAAAGGCTACGCCAAAGGCGGCATCATGTCTTACGACATGGGTGGTGAAGTTGAGGCTCAACTTGAGAACATGGACGAAAAAGGGTTAGAGGCTCAAGCTAAAGAATCTTCTAGCCCATCTATCCGTAGGATGGCGGAACGTATCCTACGTGAACGTAAGATGTCTGAGCAGGGCGCAAGGGCAAGTGCTATGGGTGTTCAGTACCAAGCTCCTCAACCTCAGATGCCCGGTATGCGTAGTGGCGGCATCATTGCGTTTCAGACAGGCAATGAAGTTAAAGAAGAAGAATATCGATCCGATCCGTTTGGAGCAATGACGCAAGAGGAAAGAGATGCCCGTAAAAACATTGACGGACTCACTCTTGCAGAAGAAAGGGCTAAACAACAAAGACCTTATAGCGGCCCTTCTTCTGAAGCAGGCGAAGGCGATGCTGTAGGCATTATGAGTGCTACGCCTCCGCCAGCGGCGGCTCCTGTCTCTAAAGCTAACGCTGCTATGCAGCGAGCAGGTAATATTCCTGACTTTATGAAAGCTGAGTACGCGGATACAGAAAAACGTATGAATGCTCCTCTGTCTACCTTTATGGCGGAGCGTAAAGCTGCGATGCAAGAAGCTGGCGTAGCAGATGTGTCTGAAGGTCAACGTAAACAGCGTGAAGAACTAATGGCTGAAAAAGCTAATATGGCTGACGAAAAAGAACGTCAAAAACATTTGCGCTTGGCTGAGTTCTTTGCGTCATGGGGATCAACCCCTGGCCCAACACTTGTTGCTGGTATGAACGCACTCAAGCAATCTGTGCCCGGCATTATTTCTGATGAGAAAGAACAGAAGAAAGCGCGCCGTGAAATTGACAAGTCTATTGCTGATTTAGATAACGCTACACGCCTTGAAAAGCGTGGCGAAGTTGACGCAGCTATGGCGCTTAAACTTAAAGCTGCTGAAGACATGAAGGCTTTAAACATTAAGTTCATTGACTATCAATCACGTCGTGAGAGCGATGCGTCTTCTTCTGCGGCATCTAAGTACAGCGCTGATATGCAGTTTCGTAGTGAGCAGCTTCGCTCACAGACTTTAGCGCTAGATCGCGCTGCTCGCCGTGATACTGATAAAGACACTAAGATTTTTGGTCAGTGGCAAGCTGCTTCTAAAACGGAAGCCGACGTACTTGGAAGAATTCAACGCGAAGAGAATGACAAGCAGCACATGGCTGATTTGAGCGCTGTTAAGCTTGGCAAACAAACAGGTATGGATGAAGACAATAAGTTTGATGAAACCAAAGTTCCTCCAGCTGTTCTTTCTGCTATGAAAGAAGCACAGGCACGTATTGAAACACGCGAAAAGAATTGGAAGCAGCGTATTAAGACAGCCGCTGAAAATACTGATATTGCGTATAACAGGATTGCAATTAGACCAGAAGTTGCCGCTAGAGACTATACTAGGCCTACTGGTGAGCCGCAGGCAGGAGCATCTACACGTCCAGCACTTACCGATCCAAGCCTACAAAGACAATAAGGGGTAGTCATGGCGCTAGACATTGAGAAAGCACGGCAAGCGGGCTACTCTGACGCTGAGATTGTTGACTTTTTAGGGAAAGATTCGACCTTAGATATCAACAAAGCTAGGCAGGTTGGGTACAAAGATTCTGAATTGCTTCAGCATTTGAGTAGTCCTCCAGCTCCTGTTCAAGAAGCCCCTAAAGCTGCGGCCCCTGCCCCTGCTCCCGCTCCCACTCCTAAAAGTGATAAGGAGATGGTTCCGCTCTTGCGTCAAGCCGCTGACGTTCCGCTCAAAGTTGGCTCTGGTGTAGTAACTGGTGTCCGCATGGTCGCTGACGCCTTTGGCGCAGACAATGATGTAGGTAAAAACCTGCGTGGCGTAGAAGACTATATTGCTAGCCTGTATAGCGCACAGTCTAAGAAGGACAGCAAAGAAATCGCCCGCATCATGAAAGATGCAGAAGATAAGGGCGTTCTTGATCAAGTCGTAGCTGGAGCCAAAGCGTTCTCCGTTGCCCCTGTAGATATGCTTGCCAATGCGCTTGGTACTAGCGCTCCCGCTATTGCTGCAGGTTTGGCGGCTACTCTTGCTAGCGCTCCTGCTTTAGTTGGTTTAGGTGTTAGCGCTTTGACGGGCGCAGTAATGGGAGCAGGTACTGTTAAAGGCGCTATTTATGAAGCTACTAAACAAGCGCTCAAAGAAAATACTGACATGTCTCCCAAGGAGATTGAAGCTCGCGCAGTTCTTGCGCAAGAGTATGGCGGTAAAAACTTAGATCAAATTTTAATGGGTTCTGCTCTGGGCACTGTTGGTGCTTCAACAGGCGTTGAGCCAGCCCTTGCTCGTCAGCTTGCTAAAGGTATTGCTACTAAAGAAGCTACCAAAGCAGCTATCAAACAGAACGCAGCAAAAGAAACTGCCCTTGCTGCTGAGCGTGGCGTAGTGAAGCAAGGCGCTATCACCGCTGGTAAAGAGCTTGCCACTGAATTCCCTCAAGGCGCTCAAGAACAGTTGGCGCAGAATATTGCACTGCAGCGCGAAGGACTTGATGTTCCTACGATGCGTGGTGTGGTTGGTCAAGGTACGTTGGAGGGTCTTGCTGGTCTTGGTATGGGCGCAGCAACAGGCGGACGCGAAGCGGCTAAAGCTAGACGTGAGTTGGCTGAAGATGCTACTAGAGGTGGCAACATATCTGGTCAATTCACTACCGACAAAGAAGAAGTCCAGCGCGCTGGCGTAGGCTTCAGTAAAGAGAGCGCTGATTTACTCATGCCAGCTTCCGATGCGGCGGGTAAGCCTTTGGTTGCCGACGTTGCGGCTCCTGAGGTTACTGAGACTACTCCCGCCGCTGCCGCAACTAAAACTAAAAAAACTAAAACCGAAGTAATTCCATTTGATCAAGCTACGCCTGAATCTATTCAAGCAGCGAATGATTTAATTACTACGGCTGACTCAGGTGGCAAATTAAAAAATCCTGATATTAGAAAAGTTGCTAAAGCTGTTGGCCTCAAACTTCCATTTACATACTCAAATGCTCAAGGCGTTGAACTCATTAAAAACCACCTTGCACAACAAGGAGCACCAAATGTTGCAGGAATTGACACATCAGCAGGTGGAGCAGGCACTGGAGTGGCTGCACTCACCGATACAGGGCAGGCCGCCGCAGACGCTACTGGATCTCAATCCCGTGGAGTGGTATCTACTGGAGCAAATGTTGGGACAGATTTGGATAGAACAAAGCAGCAGCCCTCTGCATTAAGCTCAATAGCGCAGATGCAAATTAAAAAAAGGCTTGAAGAAGGGGAAACTCCATACGAAATTATTAGTTTGTATGACTCTCCAAATTTAAAAAATGAAGTTGGCGAGTATATTAAATCTTTGACTCAAAAAACTTCAAATAAGTTTCCTACATTAGTTCGTGGGTCTGTTACGCCTGGCGCAGTGCGCGCCCTAACAAATGAGCAGCTTAATACTGAACTCAATAATATTAATCTTAGCGATGCTGAATACAGACTCGTAAAAACAGAATTAGATCAACGTCAACAAGGAACCACAAGTGGCACTACGACCTCTCAAGCCAAGCAAGCAGAAACGCAAAAACAAACGAAACCAGCAGCCGGAACAGTAAGTCTTGGTGATTTATCGCCTGATCTTCAAGATGATGTATTGACTCGTCAAAATAATATCTACGAATTAGAAGCTGATGGTGCGCCTCAAGCCAAGATTGCAGCTGCCTATAAAGGGCTTAATCTTTTAGAAGAAAGCCTTGGACTAGAGCTAACCAAACCTTCTACTCTTAGCGCTAAGAGAGATACTAGATTTATTGATGCCGTAAAAAGAATTAGGGCTGAAGGCAAAGAAGTTGGCGCGGTTGAACAAAATCTCACCCCTGCATATGAAGGTCAAGATTTAAAAAAGGCTATTGAGCTTGGCAAAAAGTACGAGAGTCAAGCTGAAGCAGAACGCGACCGTGCATATAAAGAATCTCTTGGCAAAAGTGAAGCTGTATACCGCGCTGAGCAGGAACGAAAACTGACAAAAGATGAGGAAGCTCTTGGATTAGAGCCTACAAAGTCTGGTTCTATCTCTCAAGAGAACCGAGACAACTACGATAGGGCGCGGGAAGAGTTTCCTGGGTTACCAGAATGGTACAAACTAGACTCAGTAGACAAAGACGTTTACTTTGAGAATATCCGTTATGGCAATATGCAAGAGCACCGCGAAGCTGCGCGGGCACTGATTGCGTATTTAAAAGAGACAGGTGGCCGTGATAAAGGTTATGGGCAAGGCACTACAACCGCTGATGAACGAAGAGCTATTAAAAACTACGAAGACAATCGTGGCGCTGCCTCTAAATTATTTAACGTTCAGTTCCCACGTTGGGGTGATCTATCACAAGACGCAAAAGACATATTCTTTGCTGAGTTAGGTAAGGGTACAGGACGCACAATGAATCTTGCTGGCGCACAGCAAGACGTGGCGTTTGCAAAAGTTGGTGAAGCGCTAAAAATAGAACAGAGCGAAGCGTCTAGTGTGCAGAGGCAAAGAGAACTTGACAACATTAAGCGTTATCAGCGTAGGGTGCAAAGGCAGACCAAGGTTAGACAAGGCCGTGACGAACGTTTAAGGGCTGACTTCAACCGCCTTGTGGCGTCTGGCGTGCCCGGTACGTACTTGCCTAGCAACATAATCCAAATGGTTAGGGGCAATAACTTGCCGGGCGTCTTGCAGTTCCTGAGAGAAAAGTACGAAGTAAACTCTGCAAAAGACAAAATATTTAAGTCAGTTGCGCAAGCGTTATTCCAGATGAAGCTGGATACAAAGATCTTTTACGCTGATTCTTTGTCTAATGGAGACTTGGCGCAGTACGATCCTGTTGCAGATACTATTTATGTTACAGCGCAGGGCATGACCGCCTCTACCGTACTGCATGAAATTGTTCACGCTGCAACGGCTAAGATTATTAATCTCTACACCACTCGTCAATTTAAACTGTTGACTGAAGCGCAGATCAGAGCCGTTGAGCATCTTAATGATTTGATGTATGAGACTGCCGGAAGACTTGCGGATAGACACCCTGAAGCTTATGAAGTTGTAGGCAAAGACTCTGAAGGCAATCCTCGCTACAGCTTGATGGAGTTTTTGGCCTATGCGTTGACTAAAGATACGATGCAGATTGATTTGGCTTTGCTCCAGCCTAAAAAATCAGCTGCAATGGATAGATTATTGTTGCCCGAGGGCGCGGTAGTTACAAACCTTCCAGAGTCAAAGAGCATGTGGTCCGAATTTGGTAGGGCTATTGCAGAGATTATTGGCCTAAGCAAAGTTTATTTTCGTAAAAACAAAGTGCGTGAAGATGCGCCATACAACTACTTGCTAGAGATCTCTTCGTCGTTTAATGAAATTCTTGCCAAACCAACAGAACC